CCTCCATCTCGGGCTTCATCCAAATGGCAGAGGCATTGAATTTTTTAACCAGCTTCCCTTCAGAAAACAGGGTGCTGTTTATCTCAGCCAACTTGGAATCCACCATCGTCTTCTCCACGTTCAGGGTCAATCCGATTTCAGAACTATTCTTCCGAATAGCGGCCAGCAGCATGGTTTCTCCCTTTCGGGGTTCTTTGATTAAACCATCATCGCCGTTAATCTTTAACCGGATCGAGCGATACTCCTCAAGACCGATCCTCCCCGAATCCATAAGGTCACCAAGGGCCATGTCAATATTCGTTTTGTTGATGATGCAAAGCATCGGAAATGACATAACGGAGCCCATAGGCTGACCGGATTCAGCAAGAAGTCCGTCAAAGCGGAGCTCACCCAGAACGTCCAAACACCGAGCCTCGTCTTCACTCAAGCCACAACTCTTTTCTTTGAGCACATCGATAAGAATCTTGACGTAGCCGGATTTGATCCGGTCGGTTGCCTGTGAGTAGTCTACGGACACGAACTCACCGCCGCCGTTAAGATTCTTAACGTGTTCATCGCGCGGATCTCCGACGAGTAACCAATCTCGTTTTCGGAGTCTTGAGTAAAGCGAATGGTGAAGAGGAGTCAGAGTACGCGTGTTAAACTCCGAATATAAGGTCACGATACGGGGTTTCCCCTTTGACCAGACAAGCTTCGGATTACACTCCCCTGAAAACTCCTCCTCATTCCAATTCCCTCCTCCCAGCCGTGTACTGCTCAGAGTCGCATTCCCGCTCGGAAAGAAAGGTGTACGACGATCGTCCCACCTATCAGGGACGTTCATCGATACGCACTTCCTAAAAAGAGCGAGATGCTTCTCATCGTAGTCCACGGGAGCCAAACGATCCCGCTTCCAACTCTCGATCTTCTCGTCATCCGCCTGTCTACAGAAACGACAGGCGTCAGAGTCAATCTTAGAGATGGTCTTGAAACTCAACTCCCAGCGAACAGGGAGTACAGAGTCAAAGCAGGATCGAACGGCCGAACGGAGCTCGGTGCACTGGATCCCCTTGCGGGGCCAACCGTGGCGAACAAGACCCAGATTCTCGTACCACCTAACGAGAGTCCGGGCCTTACCGTCCAATACTTTTACACGAGAGCAGCAGTCAGTGGCAGCCTTTTCTAACACCGCATAAGGGTTAGAATCGGCAACTGCTGGTTCAAGATTGTTCTCGTGCTCCTTCTCTTCAACAAAGTCCGAAAACTCCTCAGAAACGTCGAAAGACTGACAGTCTTCGAGATCGACAAATTCCAAGAGTCGTCTAGAAACTTCATC